CCCGGTCAAAGAAATATCGGCCGAGATCCTCGCGGTCGGCGAAGGCTTCACAACTCGCGAACAGTCAACCATCAGGCTAAACGGCGGCCAATGGGAGACCAACATCGAGCAACTTGCAAGAGAAAACACCAAGCTCGCGGAGGCAAATGGAACAACCGGAGACGGTGGCTTACAGCTCACCAACGCCGTCAAAGCCGTAATACTCGAAGCGATAAAGGAAGGAAACGACAATGGGAAAAAGAAAAGCGCTCCGAATGATTAACGGAGCACCAGCATCCCCGACTACCGCGCCAAAGTTCTGGAACATCGCGTCCGTGTCTGACGACGAGGGCGAGATCACCTTATATGGTGAAGTAGTCAGCAGCCAGCCGACGGACTGGTGGACGGGCGAAGCCCTGCCCGGTTTTTATATCACCCCCGAGGGCTTCCTCGAAGATCTTGAAACCGTCAAAGGCAAGAGCAAAATCACCGTCAAACTCAACAGTGTGGGCGGCGATCTTTACACTGGCATCGCAATCCATAACGCAATCAAAGGCCTCGCTGGAACAAAGAAGATCATCGTCGAAGGCATAGCGGCCAGCGCTGCGAGTGTTATCATGTGCAGCGGCGACGAGGTGGCAGTTTACCCCGGCAGCCTCGTGATGATCCACGGAGTAAGCGGCCTGTTCTATGATTACTACAACATCACAGAACTCAAGCAGGTGATCAAGGGATTCGATGCAGCCGAAAGGGCCATCGCTGAGATCTACTCAGCAAAAACCGGCACCGATGTGGAAACCCTTCGCTCCATGATGACAAAGGAAACATGGATGACAGGAAAAGAGGCGATCGACAAAGGCTTCGCCAACACCCTGCTCGAAGGCTCAGACCCTCAAATGGTCATGAGTGCAGACAAGAGCGTGCTGCTGGTCAACGGCATAAAGCACAGCATCAAAGGGCTGCACAACATCCCCGGGAGCATCCCGGTCAAAAGCGTTTCACCCGCTGCACCGAAAAGTTCGGCGGCTGGAATAGAAAAACCAATCAATCAAGGAGGTAAAAAAACGATGACACTGGAAGAAATGAGACAGCAGTACCCTGAGCTTGTCGCTCAAATTGAAGCGGCTGCGCAGGCTACCGCAACAAACGAAGCCATCACGGCAGAAAGAAACCGCATCAGAGACATCGAAAGCATCGAGGCAGCAGTAGGAGATCCCCAGCTGGTGGCCGATGCCAAGTATGGCGAAAAGCCATGCACAGCGGCAGAGCTCTCCCTGAAGGCTATGCAGAAACAGGCAAAGCTCGGAACTCAACACCTTGACAACAGTGCAAAGGACTTCAAAGCGTCCGGAGCCGAAGGCGTGGGCGCAGCTCCAAACTCTGGCAACAAAGACGACGAGACCGACGAAGTTCAGGAAGTGAACGCGATCGCTGGCGTCTATAACAAAATGAAGAACGGAGGTAGAAAATAATGAGCACAAGATTAGACGAAGCCTTAACCGGCACAGTTTACGACGACCTGATCAACCAGAACACCCCGGAAGCTGACGTATTCAGCGTACCAATGAGAGCCGGGCTTGGCGTTGTGGCTCGCGGCACCGTCCTCGCTTTAAGCGCTGGCACAGCAGGCGACGCATCCATGGTAATAATCGGCACGCAAGCCATCGCAGACGAAACGATGACGGCGAATTGCATCCTTGCAGAAGCAATCGACACAGGCGCAGCACCGGGCGCAGCCGTGACGGCTCTGGCATATAGAACTGGCCACTTCAATCGCAACAAACTCACCGTGAAAGCGGAATACACAATGACGGAAATCGACGAGGAGAACCTTCGCAAAGGTGGCATCCTGCTCGACGACGCGTTCAGACTATAAGGAGGAATGAAAAATGGCTTTTGATATTTACAGCACACACACCCTGCTGATGGCAGTGGAACAGATCGCGCCCCTTCGCACATTCCTGCGCGACAGATATTTCCCTACAAACGACGCGTCTGACATTTTCGCGACCGATGATGTGCTCGTTGAGTACAAGGACGGCAGCAAGAAGCTGGCGCCATTCGTATCGCCAAGAAAAGGCGGCATCACTATCACCCGCGAAGGTTTTAACATGGAGAGATACACCCCTCCATTCATCGCACCTCGCAGAGTTCTCACCATTGACGACCTCAAAAAGAGAGGCTTCGGAGAAGCTCTTTTCAGCCAGCTGACACCACAGCAGCGTGAAGCTGCTCTGCTTCTGAAAGATGCGGACGAAATGGGTGAAATGATCTCCAGACGCGAGGAAGCAATGGCGGCCGAGACAATGCTTAACAATGCCTGCATTATGAAGCATTACGCAGATGACCTCACAAAGTTCGACGAAAAAGAAATTCGTTTTTACAGCGAAGCAAGCAACCCGGCGATCTATACGCCTGCAATCGAATGGGATCAGGCAGGCGCCAATATCATCGGCGACATTGCTGCAATGATCAGACTGCTGACTTCCAGAGGCCTCCCTGCTTCTGAGCTTATCGTCGCACCGGACGTTGCTGACACAATCATCAACAATGCAGCGATCCAGAAGCTACTCGACATCAAAAACTACAACGTCGGAAGCATCGACCCGACAACCCTCCCTGCTGGCGCAGCTGTCATCGGCAGGATCAACGTCCACGGCAGAATGATCGACATCATCAGCTACGAGGAAACATATGAGGCAGACAACGGAACAGTGACCCAGTACATTCCGGCCGGTAAGGTTGTTCTTACAGCTCCGGCAGCTGGCCGCACTCTCTACGGTGCAGTCACTCAGGTCGAGCAGTACGACGGCCAGTTCCACACCTACCCTGCTAAACGTGTTCCGAAGTATCTGGCGAGTGCCGAAGGCAACACCAGAACACTGACCGTCACAAGCTGCCCATTGCTGATCCCTAACCAGAAGAACCCTTGGATCTCTGCAACTGTTCAGTAATCAAATGTTTTAAGGAAGGAGCTAAACAATGATTAAGATCGTAAAAGGAACCTACGGGCAGCGCATCGGCGAAAGGATCATACCAAAAACCGAAGCGGATGGCCCGTTTGAAACCACACCGGAACAGGAGAAGCGCCTTGTTGATCTCGGCGTGGCTGTATATGTGGAGACACAACCGGCAGCCGTTAAAACTCCGGTAGAACCACCCACTGCACCTACTGGCACAGAAACAGGCAGCGAGGACGTCGACCAGCTGCCTGAATACAACGCAGACATGAAGCTCGACGAGCTGAAGGAGATCGCCAAAGCCTACGGAGTGGACGCTTCGGACGCTCGCAAGAAGGCCGACGTTATCGCTATGATCGAAGCTGCAAAAGCCGACGATCAAGATGACGAGGATCCGGACGACGAAACACCTGAAGGAGACGACGACGGCGAAGCACCCCCTTCTATCGACGCAGCTGATCCGGTAGAATAATGTCATTCAAGGACATGGTACAGCAAGACCGCGGCATCTTCCTGAACATCGACGAGTTCGGGGAGGTGCACAGAGTAGAAGGCCAAAACATAACGGTCGTTATTGACGACAACACACTCAGGGAGCGGCAAGGTGGCGCAGAGGTCGGAGTGGCCGAGTCAAGCCTGCTGCTCTTTGCGTATGTGGAGGATCTTCCTCCTCGCAGGGAAGCCGGCGAAAGCATCAATGTCGACGGCCGTGAGTATATCGTGGACGACTGGAGCGAGGATATGGGGATCGCTCAAGTGGCGCTCGGACAGAACCGCACCGGATAAGGAGGATCGAAGCTATGACTATTGTGCAAATTATCGACAAGATCACCGCGTGGGCTGAGGCAAATATCTGCCAACAGATAAAGCTCAAGCTCCCGGACGACAGCGCAGCGGACTCCTCCTTTGAATACGCGGAAACAACCCCGGCAGCCTTCGCCCTATTTGTCCCAACCAAGGAAAAGCTGCCGCCGAGCGTGGCGGCTCCTATTCCTTCTCTATGCGTACAGTTTACCGAAGGCACTGACCGACTGGTAGAAAGCAAAGGCACCATGAAGATCCGCTTGAGCTTGTCAGCGTGGAACCCCGGCACCCATGGCCCGGAGATCTTCAACCCAAACGGAGACGGATCATACTCCAGATACAACACCCCGGAAGCCCGGGCAATATTCACACGACACGGCGAAGGCTGGCGCGACGTCTGGAACTTCGTGGACGCTGCACTATTGGCAATCGAAAAGACGGAATACATCGAAGGCCTGCGCGTAGTCAAGGAGGACGGCATCGGCTTCGGGCCATTTATGGAACAGGATGCGATCTCCGACTGGTACCCCTACTGGTTCGCGTGGATCACCTTCACGGTAGAACGAGGAATCGCAAGGGCGCCAGACTATCAACAGTTTTTATAATAATTCAGAGAGGTGAAGAACATGGCAAATGAATATTTATACGGCGCGTTCGGGCACATTGGCGACGATGTAGCTCAAAACGCTACGCAGGCCGGCACGGTTCCCGTCTATGTCGGTATAGCGCCTGTCAACCTCGTCAGAGGATATGCAACGGCCGGGATCGTCAACGCTCCGGTCAAGCTATCCAATATTAACGAGGCAAAGAGAAAGGTCGGCTATACAAGCGACTGGGCCGGCTTCAGCCTATGCGAAGCAATCGACGCGCATTTCAACAACACCATCGGAAACGTGGGCCCGATCTATGTGATCAACGTGCTCGATCCGGCGGTTCACAAGGAAGCGCTGGCAACAACCGCAAACCTGACGTTCGCCAACAAAATGGCGAAGATCGTGAGCGACACGATCATCCTCGACACTTTTGCAATCGCTGAAAAAGTCGAGGGCATTGACTACACTTTGAGCTACGACTACGGAACAAAAACGCTTACAATTTACGACATCGGAGACGTGGCTATGGTGACGATCTCGGCTTCATACAGCGAGGTCGACCTCAGTGCCATCACAGACGCCACAATCATCGGAGGCGTAACCAGCGAAGGCGTTGCGACAGGGCTCGCAGCCATTAAGTTCCTGTATCAGAACTTCAACGCAGTGGCCAACATCATCGCGGCTCCGGGCTGGAGCAAGATCCCGGACGTTTACACCGCTATGGTGGCAGCATCGCAGAAAATCAATGGGCACTGGGACGCCTTCGTTGTGGCTGATATTCCTATTCTTGACGGCGCAACAGCGGTCGACACCATCGACAAGGCCAAGACGTGGAAGAACACAAACAACTACAAGGCCGAAAGATCGAAGGTTTACTGGCCTATGGGCGCAAACGGCTCGAAACTCTATCACCTGAGCACCATGGCGGTGGTCGAAATGATGCGCGCGGACTTCAGCCACAAGTCC